CCTCTTCCCCGACGCCAAGAACCTGTGGACTACCCCCGAGTTCATCAAGCGGAAGACCGATTGGGTCTCCTCTGTCGTCGGTGCCGCTAAGCACTCCCCCTTCTCCCGGATCAAGACCCAGTTCGCGGATATCACCGCGGATGAGGCTCGTGCTAAGGGTTACATCAAGGGCAACAAGAAGAAGGATGAGGTCTTCAGCCTTCTGAAGCGCACCACCTCTCCGACCACGATCTATAAGAAGCAGAAGCTGGACCGGGACGACATCCTGGACATCACTGACTTCGATGTCGTGACCTGGATCCGTGGAGAGATGCGCATCATGATCGAGGAGGAGCTCGGTCGAGCTGTTCTTCTGGGTGATGGCCGAGAGGCTTCCTCTGATGACAAGATCAAGGAGGACTGCATCCGTCCGGTCTACAAGGAGGACACCCTCTACGCGCCTCGCGTGATCCTCGCTAAGGAGACCACGACCGAGGACATGCTGGACTCTATCGTCCGGGCCATGGACGACTATGAGGGTTCCGGTAACCCCACTTGGTTTGCCGCTCCTCAGGTCATCACCGAGATCCTTCTGCTCAAGGACAAGATGGGTCACCGCCTGTTCAGCTCCCTGAGCGACCTCGCTGACTACGTCGGCGTCTCCAAGATCGTCAAGGTTCCGCTGATGAAGAACCTGGTCCGCACCTCAAACAAGAACGGCAAGGTTGACGCTCTGGGCATCATTGTCAACATGTCTGACTACACCATCGGTGCAGACAAGGGTGGCCAGCTGTTCGCGGCTGAGGACTTCGACATCAGCTTCAACCAGTACCACTACCTGCTGGAGACCCGTCTCTCTGGCGCTCTGACGAAGGTCAAGTCGGCCATCATCCTGGAGCGTAAGCAGGAGGCCGGTTCTCCCGTCGCTGAGGACTGAGCTTGGCCAAATTCTTCGGAGAGATAGGTTTCGCTACACAGGTTGAGACCTCCCCGGGAATTTGGGAAGACAAGATCATCGAGAAGCAGTACTATGGCGACATCACTCGAGAGAGTCGTCGCTTTAGTGCATCCGAGCAGGTTCTGGATAATATCAACCTTAGCAATCAGGTAAGTATTATCGCAGATGGTTATGTAACGGATAACATCCAGAACCTTCGGTACGTTCGCTGGCTGGGGGGACTTTGGAAAATCTCCTACGTGGAGCTGAAGTTCCCCCGGCTGGTACTCGAGATGACGGGAGTGTATAATGGACCGACGCCTTGAGCTTCAGCAAAAGCTTGAGCAGATCCTGGGATCCAGGAATGTCTATTATCAGCCACTCCCGTCCCTGAAGCTCCAGTATCCGTGCATCGTGTACGAGCGAACTCCGGGTGAGCCGATGTATGCAGACAATCTCAAGTACATCAAGGCGGAACGCTTCCAGGTGACGCTTATCGCTCGGAATCCCGAAGACCCGACTAGGGTCAAAATCGAGGACCTTCTGTTCAGTCGACATGACGTACGGACGGTCCATGACAACCTGTATCACGACGTCTTTGACGTTTACTACTAGGAGAAGACATGGCTGCACTTGTCTGGGACAAGACGGGCGAGCGCCGTATTGAGACTGGTGTCGATCACTGCGCACTTTATGTGTACGATCTTTCCGCCAAGAAGTACGGCAAGGGTGTTGCTTGGAACGGTATTACCGCCGTCTCCGAGAAGCCCGAGGGCGCTGAGGCTACTGACCTTTACGCCGACAACATCAAGTACCTGACTATGCTCTCGGCTGAGAAGCTGAAGCTCACGATCGAGGCCTACACCTACCCCGACGAGTTCGAGGCCTGTGACGGCTCTGCTTCGCTGGGTAGTGGTATCAAGATCGGTCAGCAGGACCGACTCACCTTCGCTCTGGTGTACCGCACCAAGATCGGTGACGATCTGGCTGGTCAGGACAAGGGCTACAAGCTGCACTTCGTGTACGGCTGCAAGGCCTCCCCCTCTGAGAAGGGCTACAAGACCGTTAACGACTCCCCCGAGGCGATCTCGTTCTCGTGGGATGTCTCTACGACCGCTATCAACGTGACCGGCTTCAAGCCGACCGCGCTTGTTACGATCTCTTCCCTCGACGTTGACGCCGACAAGCTCAAGAAGCTCGAGGAGAAGCTGTTCGGTACCGACACCGCGCCTCAGGGTGGTGGTGGTTCAGCTCTCGAGCCGACGCTGCTTCTGCCCGACGAGATCAAGGCCCACTTCGCAGGCTGATGACTACACCGGGGGCTCAGAGACCTAGACTCCTGGGCCCTCGGTGCCTGCAATGCTTATAGTTTCTATCCCGGACGTCGATGCATTCGACGAGGAGACCGAGACCTTCGTCTCCTGGCCTGGAGGGAAACTTCATCTGGAGCACAACCTTCTATCCCTGTCAAAATGGGAGTCAATTACTCATAAACACCTGATCGGCAATGAAGACGTCACAGAAGAGGAACTTCTGATGTATGTTGAGTGTATGGTTCAGGATCCTGTTTATGATAAGTCCCTGCTCCAGAGGATTCCCTCCCACGAGCTGTCTCGTGTCAATGACTACATCGCCGATACGATGACAGCTACCATTGTAAAGGACAGGCCCAATGCCCGAGGATCTGGTGAATTCGTATCATCCGAGTTGATTTACTACTGGATGATCGCCTGCCAGATACCGTTCACTTGTGAGACGTGGCATCTTAATCGGCTACTGACGCTGATCAAGGTCTGCAACGAGAAGAGTGAACCCTCGAAGAAGATGTCCCAGTCTGAGATCATGTCTCGGAACCGGGATTTGAATAGGGCCCGAAGAAAGGCCCTTGGATCGAGAGGATGATATGGGAGAGCACGAAGCTGAGCCCGTCGCGGAGGAGTTCCCCGACGAGGCCTTTGCTCCTCAGGAGCACATTGGAACCGATCCCCTTGAGGATCTCATGATTGATGTCCCTCAGGACACGGTGGTGCTGCAGTGAGTCGAGATGCAATTGTTGACAACGTCCTTTCCCGAGCCGCAATGCGAATCGGGTACTACGCTCCAGACGATCCTGAGCCGGGATCCGAGGCTGGACGCTATTGGGCCGCCCGAACTGGTCAGCAGTGGCTTGCTGGACCGTCCGATTCTGTGTGGTGGTGCATGCTTTTCGTCAGCATGTGTCTCGACGAGGTCGGAGAGATCGACGCTATCGGCGGGTTCTCTTTCAACACCGACTACACAGTCAACAAGGTTCGACAGCACCCCGACGCTTATTTCGTTTCAGTTTACGATGCCCAGCGTGGCGATGTCGTAATCTTCAACTGGGACGGCGGTGGTACTGACCACGTCGGTATCGTTGAGAAGAATCTCGGCGGCGGAGTCCTTCAGACCATCGAGGGCAATACCTCTTCCGGTAGCGATGGTTCTCAGTCCGCTGGTAACGGTGTCTGGCGCCGTCAGCGTTCCTATGGAATCGCCTACGTGATCCGCCCGGCTTACTCTGGAGGCGGAAGTGCGACCGAAGCTTCTTCTAGCGGGTTCGCTAACATCACTGCGCTCCAGTCCGCTGTCCGCGCTACACCTGACAATGTCTGCGGAGAGGAGACTCGCTCTCACGTCCTTGCCGTCGCTTCGGCCTCGGCGTGGGGTGGCGTCAACTTCCCGTATGGTGTGGGCTTCACCCAGGCTGTTGTCGGCGCAACTGTGGACGATGTCTGGGGCGATGAGTCTGAGGCTTGCCACGACGCTACAGTCGAGAAGGTCCAGGCCGCAGTAGGCGTCGAGGTCGATGGGATCTACGGATCAGAGACCAACGCAGCAATCAACAGTCTTCTTGCTCGGGCGGAACAGCCCTAAGGAGTCAAAATGGCAGCACCTTATTGCACCATAACTGCTCAGGTCCCCGGTGGAGAGAATCGACGGGGATACGTCGCAGTAATCCCGGATGTTTCGGGGGCAGTCGCCACTATCGAGGGGGCCAGCGTCCTGATGCGGGACGTTATGGCAGTTACCGATGTGAGCGGTGCCGTCCATCTCGATGTGCTAGCTCCAGGTGACGGTGTCTCCCCCGCCGGATCCTGGACACACACCGTAATTATCAAGTCGCCAGGCTATAAGCTGGTGAAGCACCTTAACCTTGCACAAGGTGCTACTATTGACGCTATCAATGAGTCCGATGTTCCTCCTTATGTTCCTCAGTACGGAGGGGGCGGCGGTGGAGCTGGTCTCCCCGGACCCAAGGGTGAGCGAGGTCCAGTCGGTCCTCCAGGACCTAAGGGCGATCCAGGACCTAAGGGCGACGACGGAGATCGGGGCTCTAGTGGCCCTCAGGGTGTTCCTGGTCCTCCAGGACAGCGAGGAATTCAAGGTCCTCCTGGTCCTCCTGGAAGAGACGGAGAGAATGGGCTCATTGGTCCCCAGGGAGCTACTGGCCCCGCTGGGCCTGAAGGTCCTACTGGTCCTACTGGAGAGACTGGACCAGCTGGAGAACGAGGACCTATTGGTCCTGCTGGTCCTGCCGGCCCCCGAGGTCTACAGGGTATTCAGGGACCAGCCGGTCAGACTGGACCTCAGGGATTGAAGGGTGATCCAGGACCTAAGGGTG